CAAGGTCAAGCCTGGTCAGAAGATTGAGGCTGGAACACCTCTCGGCAAGATGGGTTCAACTGGTATGTCAACTGGCAAGCACCTTCACTGGGAGCTTCAGAAAGCTAAGAAATACGCCTGGAACGACACTGGCCTAAACTTCATTGAGCCTGTTGCCTTCTTTGACGCTCTTATCAAGATGGAAGCAATCAAAGGAACTGCTAAAGACCAGACTGCACCTGACTCGGCTGTTGCACCTGCACCTGTTCATGGACCAGCCTCAGTAGTAGCCAAGCCAGCACCATCGGCCCCGTCAGCTAACACTTACACAGTTGTCAAGGGCGATAACCTAACACGCATTGCTTCACGCAACGGGACAACTGTTGCTGAGCTAGTCAGGCTAAACGGCATCAAGAACGCCAACCTTATCACTGTCGGTCAGGTACTAAAACTACGCTAAACAGCCCTATACGGCTCGTAGGCGGGTTTTGACCCTAAACAGGCAAATCACTACACCGAGAGCTTTACAAGCCTTCTACGAGGCTTACAGCGTGTCAAATACGACACAAACCAGCGTAATTGCTGGGCAGTAAAATAGTAATAACCCTACGCTCAAACTTTGAACGGAAGGCAACCCTTATGTGGTTAGACATCGCACGCAGAACCCTAGCTGTAATCATCTTGAAGGTCACAGGTATCTTTGTTGGTGGAGCTGTAATCGGCCTTGAGGTACTTCAGGCTGTTGCTATGGCTGCCTTTGCTGGCATCATTGATGTAGCTCAGGAGCTATCTCGCTCTTACTTGGCTGATGGCCAGCTAGACGCTGATGAAATCAACAAGAGCTTTGGCAAGATTGCTGAAAAGGGCCCTAGCTCGAAGCCCTAAGCTTTACGCGTTCCTCGTGGGTGGTTCCACCCCAAATGCCATGCATCCCTGCTGATAAGGCATAGTCAAAGCACCTAAGCCTGACAGGGCAATCGTTACAGACCTGCTTGGCTACCTCAATCATCGCTTTGCGAGATTCGGGGTCATGCTCGTCTTCAGGGAAAAACACATCTGGAAGCTCGGCACATTGCACGCCATCATTGTTTCTTATGGCTTCTTGCAACTCAATATATTTGCGTTCAATCTGGCGTAATGTCATAGGTTCACACTAGAGTAAAACCACGACAAAAAGCAAAGCCACGCCGAGAGAGTGAGCGTGGCCTTGCGACAAGGAAAAGAGAGGGAAACCTTGCCAGTAAATAAACTACCATTCGATGAACTACTCGATGCAGTACTACTAGGTGACTTTGCCAACGGCAGTCAAGAGTGGCACGACTTACGAGATGAGCCAGGAGCAATCGGTGGCTCAGACATTGCCCCAATCGCAGGATTATCACAATGGGAATCCGCAATTACCAAGTGGGCAAAAAAGACAAAGCAGATACCTGACGAGCTGACACCAAATATGTCAATGCGACTCGGTACAAAGCTTGAAGCACCAATCCTAGAAATCTTTACAGAGGAACACCCAGAGCTAACTGTTTGGGAAACAGGAACTTGGGCAAACAAAGAACATCCTTGGGCTAGGTCAAATCCTGACGGCATTTACCAAACCGAAGATGGTCACTTTGGAATCGTTGAAGTCAAATTCAGTCGCGACTACTGGACAGCAGTGCCACAGGCTTACCGCGCACAAGTTCTTTGGTACATGAAGGTCTTTGGAATTAGACGAGCAAAGCTGGTAGCACTTGCAGGGTCGAGCTACCAGGAATACGACATCGAATGGGATGAGTTTGAAGCCGACACACTTTGGCAAGCAGCAATTCGGTTCCGCGAACACTGCCTAGAGATGAAGATGCCCGATTGGGATGGAAGCAACTCGACACTAGAAACTGTGCGAGCTATGAGTCCTAACATCGAGGATGGCGAAGTTGACCTTGACGATTTAGGTATGCACTACATAAACTCGGTCATCGAATTTGACAAGGCTAACGCCAAAATGACAGAGCTAAAGGCTAGAGTTATACAAGCAATGGAAGGCAAAAAGCGAGGACTGATTTTCGGTGAGCATTGGCTCAGCCTTCGGTCAAGACTCGGTGGAGCGCCTTACCTACACCAAGAGAAAGGGAAATAAATGGCACACTTTAACCTCAACGACTATGAAACTGTGGAAGAACGCATCCGTAGGTTCCTAAAAGATAATGTTGACGGAAGAATCATTACTGACAATCTCACTACCGCACAAGACCGACAGGTCGGTATGTGGGTGACTCGTTCGGTTGTTTACCTAAACGCAAGCGACCAGGAAAAGAATTTACCTAAAGGCTCTGGCTTAGCTTACGAAGTTGATAGCCAGAAAGGTCCACAAGCTACATCTGGACTCGAAGTATGCGAAACGAGTTCGATTGGTCGCGCACTTGCAAACGCAGGGTACTCAGGAAACAAACGCGCTAGTCGAACCGAAATGGAAAAAGTAGCTAGAGGCAACACGCCGAAGCCAACTCTCAAAGACTGGTCTGCTATGGCTGATGCACTTGGCGATGACATTGAGGGCTTACGATTGTTATACAGCGAAGCCAAAACTGGTGGAGCTTCAACAGCAACACTCGACAAGATAAAGGCAATCGCTAATGGACTCGCAAGCAAGAAGGATTCTGATTCAGTCAATCCTTGAATTACAAGAGTGCCTACAAGAACAATACAAAGAAGGTCATCTAACGAAAGTTAGCAACCTATGGGAGTTACAAAGAGATAGAGCAGAGAGGCTCAAGTATGGAAATTATTACACCAGGCCACATAGTCGAGGAACTACAAAGGCTGACCAGGGAGATGGACAAGGGAGCTAACGCTCTCTACGATTCAGAGTGCAAGCTGGCTGATGCTGAGGCCGCTTATGACCGAGCTGTGTCACTGGCATTTATCAACAACTCAGGAACTGTTGCCGACAGGCAGGCTGTGGCTAAGTTGCAAGCAGTAGATGAAAAGCTGAAGGCTGACCTAGCAAGGGCTGAATACAACAGGGTAAAGACCAAGATGAGGGCCTTATCCGACCAGGCGACCATGATGGCTGTAATCAGCAAGAATGTCGAATTACAGTGGAGAAACGCCTAGCTGGTAGCCTTGTCAGGTGATAGCCGAATCCTGCTCTTGTGGAGCCAAATTCAAGACTGATGACGCTCAGGCAATAAAGCTTGTGCGTGAGTGGCGGCGCAAGCACAACTGCACCGACAATACCGACATAACCGACACGCCCACATCTGGACTAGCTGACACACAAATAGCAATCGGTTTCCAACCTGCCGAGATGCCTGCAAAAGAATACGACCCCTGGGATGACTAAAAAAGAGTTTGACAAATACTTGGCGCGTGACAGAGGTTGCTGGCACTGTGGCTCGACAGGTGACGACCTGATACCTCACCACAGACTCAATCGCGGCATGGGAAGCAAGAACTCTAAAGCTAATCAGCCAAGCAACATAATCGTTCTATGCGCTGAGGCTAACGGCTTGTTAGAGAGCAACGCTGAGTTTGCCGAGCTGGGCCGCAAGTGTGGCTGGAAGCTTAGAAGCCACGAAACGCCGACAGAAGTACCTATCTTCGGTCATGGTGGCTGGTGGCTAATAAATGACGACTTTACAAAAGATTTGTTAGAAAATGAGCCAGAATACTTTTAGAGTGCTATGGTGAATACATAACAGAATAAAAGATGCCCCCTAGAAGGCTAACTCCTAGAGGGCGTTGATAACCAACAATCATCCTGTTGGCATCGCTACTAAGTATAGTGTGCCAACCCAAAACGGAAGGCACATTTAGTGTTTAAGTCACAAAATAATCTGCTGGAGAGAGCAGCATGAGCATCGAAATAATGAACGCTGTTTGGCGTAACAGTAAATCAACTGGTAGGGCAAGACTTGTCTTGTTGTCTATTGCAGACCACCAAGGCGAACTTGGCGCATGGCCATCAATCGAAACTTTGGCGAAGATGGTCAACTCATCCCCACGCTCCGTACAACGCGACATACAAGACCTAATCAAGCTAGGTGAGTTAGAGGTCGAATTTCGGTCAGCTCCGACCTACGGACCTTACAAAGCCAACCGCTATTGGGTCAAGCTTCCAGGGGTGACAAATCAGGTTCCAGAGGTGACAAAAAACGCTTCAGAGGTGACAGATTTGGACTCAGAGGTGACAGAATCGGCTTCAGAGGTGACAGCAGGTGGCGTGTTAACCCTTAATAGAACCCTTAATAAAACCTTAAATAACCATGAGGATAAGTTTGAAGAATTTTGGAACAACTATCCAAGAAAGATTGCAAAAGCTGACGCTGTAAAAGCATGGAAAAAAGCAATCAAGCGTAAATCCCCAGAAGACCTCATCAGACTTGCTAAGGTCTACACAGAAGGGAAACTGCCAGAGGTCACTTACATTCCGTATCCAGCCTCTTGGCTAAACAAAGAACTCTATGACAACCTTGAGGAAGAACCAACAAAAGAATTACCTAAGCCAATTTTCGGGAGAATCAAATGACCTACTTTGAACAATCAGTAATTGGTTCCATCCTGCTGACCAACGGCAAGGCACTAGATGACCTGACACTTTCACCAGCAGACTTTGATGACTTGCAAAACGAGCGCATCTACAAAACCATGCTGGAGATGAAGTCGGCAAGACAGCCGATAGATGTTCTTACAGTGGGTGCAGCTCTCCCAAAGCTTGCGAGCTACCTTCACGATGTAGTCACTGCAACACCAACAGCCGCTTCGGTCAAGTTCTATGCCAACAAGGTAATCGAAGAAGCGACACGCAGAAGACTGGCAATCGCTGGAACAATGATTCACAGCAAGGCACAGCACGAGGACTTGGCTTCGGTATTTGACACCGCCAAGAAAGAGATTGACGACCTCATTGACAGAAACTCGGCAGTCAAGCCAACCTATGTGTCTGATGAGTTGTTGCCTTACCTTGATGAACTCGACAAGCCAAAGGAATACCCAGAAAGCCCTTGGCCATCACTAAATGAAATTATCGCTGGCTTTAGACCAGGTGCGCTTTACATTGTCGGTGCAAGACCAGGTGTAGGTAAAACGATTGTCGGTTTGCAGATTGCTTGGGAACTTTCCAAGACTGGCCCTGTGTCGTTCCACAGCCTTGAGATGGGCCGTAACGAGCTTTACAACAGAATCATTGCTA